TAGAGCCCATTTACCCACAACCCAACCTGAGCGAGAACCCACAGAGCAGGATAGAACAACAAGAAGCAACTAAGGATAATCAAGAAATCTTTCACTTTAGAACTCCCATCGCTTGAACAACATGAGATACAGCTTGATTCCGTCTCAACATGCCTGCATCGGCATAAGCGTTTACAGCATCATCCCAAGCCTCATAAAGATCTGAATGATTAAGGAAATCTTTACCTGAATCTATCCAGGCACGATAAGCAGTAACAGCCTTGAGGAACAGTTCTTCAGTCATTATGCACCTACCTTTGCTGTAAGTGCTTCTTTCTTAGCAAGTAGATTATCAAGTTGAATCTGGTAAGCCATACGCCATTCCTCTTTCCACCCATAAACTTCTAATCTGCCCTGAATATCTTCTATGCAGGCATTTAGAAAATCTACATTTTGAAAAGCACGATTAGCAACTGTTGAATTAGGTGTTTCAGTCATTTGTTTGTCCTTTGTTTGTCCGTATCAACCTTTTGGCTGATAACTCAAGTCTAAGGGCAAGGACTATCGCAAGGGAAGCATTTAGGAGAACTATTTAGATTACAGTTTGGTAAACAATTTAGGGGTAATTTGAGATAGTAACGGCCACCCCTGGCTCGCCTGTCGCATACTTCTTAGACACCTCAAGCCTGACAACCTGAGAATCATCCCCCCAGACAGCCTTACAGGAGTCTAGAAGCGACCTCGCGAGTTTATCCACGTCGGGAGGAACAGTTGGCAGAGCTCGAGTAACAGTTCGCTTCCTAGTCAAATAGAACACTGCCTCAACCTTGACTGGCCCATCAAACTTACTTAGATCACCCGAATCCTGCATGGCTTGAGCAACAGCATCAGCAACAGCTTTACGCCAAACAGGTAATCCAGGAGAGGCCTCAATAATTAGTGGAATGTTATTTCCTGCAGCAGTCCTACGAGTGCCGACATACTTCTTCGAACCCTGTGGCCGAGGTTCATAACTAAAGACTGTGAAACTGAAACTATTTCTTGGCATAGTAATTCACCAAGACAACAAGATACAAGAAAGCCCCTATGACTGCGTTCAGCAGTGATAAGGGCTGACTTGTGAACAAAGAGTTTGTTAGGAATAGGCTACCCAAAATGAAACCTATCCCCCATGAAGGCATTAGAACGGAAGATCTTCTTTTACTGCCGGTTTCGCTTCAGCAACAACAGCATTGTTAACATCAAGTTTGACTTTACGACTAGGCTTACCAGTCTTATCCTCGAAGTCCTCAATCTTTGCTGAGAGTTGCCCTGTAACAGTAATCTCCTGATCAACTGTTAGATTGTGTGCCACAGCAAACCAGACAGTCCAAGTGCGAGTGTAATCTTCACCTGTCGCTGACTTGTAAGACTCGACTAGGGACAAGCCCTGACTCGAAGCTCCGAATACTTTGTTTACTTTTCCTGTTACCTTGACCTGAGCCATAAGTTTCTCTTTTCTATGTTTGTTTGAATGTTGCTAAGTAAGTTTATTGCAAGTCTCCGACATGTTTAGGGTTTATGCAATCAGAATGCCCACAAAACCTTACTCCAGGTAACAAGAGTTCGCCTGAGTCGCTTACAGGTCTAAGAGAAGAATCCAAATCCCCCAAATGAGGCATACACCGCAACTGGCCATACTGAATAGTCTTCTGTGGCTTGGCTCGACAGCTCACACAAAGCAAATCCTTCCGTCCACGCGATTTAGTGGCAACAACCCACTTAAAACCACATTTACGACAAACAACCCGATTATCATCCACAAAATTATTGTAGATTACCGCCAAGGCTTATGCTCAATGCGAGAAAACTCATCTTCAGCGATATACCTAATCGAACCACCAGAAGTAAACCTAGAAGTTCCAAACTTCAGCAACAACTCTTTACCAGTAGCAAAAGGATCTTCATCAGGCAAGCGAGAACGAATAATATACAAAATACCAACAACATCTCTCGCATACTTATCACTACCAGCAATATCGCTAGTGCCAGGAGCCTTCTTCTCATTTACAGTATCCGGTTTACGCAACTGCAAACCAGTAATAACAGGCATCTCCAAACGCATAGTCATCTGCTGCAACTTACTAGACAAAGCAGAATGCAACTCAGCATCATTACCCTTATGTTTCGGCAAAGTCATAATTTGAGCGTAATCAACAAAAACCGCATCCAAACCATCAAGCTTAGTTTTAGTTTTATTTATCAACATATACAAATCTGAAACATCCCTATCAACAGGATTCTCAACCACCAAAGTCTCAGGCATACGATCCTTAGCATTCTGCAACAATTCACGCTGAACATCAGACAACTCATTACGAGCAATCAAATTAGAATCAATACCCAAAATAGCTGCATACAACCTGTCATAAACTTGCCCCTTATCCATCTCATAAGAAACAAACAACACCTTACGCCCCTGGTCAGCAAGCTTACGAGCAAAATGAAGCATAACCATAGACTTACCCTGCTTCGGACGGCCAGCAATACCATAAATACCATGTCGCCAACCACCACCCAACAACTTATCCATAGCAGGCTCACCAGAAGAAATCATCGCAACACCTTCCTCACGATTCTTCACATGATCATCAAAATCCTCTTGCACAGTCCGCAACTCAGAAGCAGACTCCAACAAAGAATTAGCATCAGCAATAGCCTGAACAGCTTCAGCCATCACATCAGGATTCTCCAAAATACGTTTAGCCTGCAACTCAGTCTCACGAACCTGCCAACACTCCAGCAACAACTGATGCCAAAACTTCAAATCCACCATGCCAAAAGGCTTATCCTCCCAACAAGACAAAATAGTGATATTCAAATCAGGATTCTTATACTTCTGTTGAGCTCGAACATGAATAGTAAAGCGATCATAAGGCTCACCGGCATCCACTTGAGCCAAAATCAACTGCATAATTATTCTCATCTGAGTATCATCAAAATACTTTTCATCCCAACTCAAAGCAAATAAAGCTTCATCCCCCAACTCCATCAATCCACCCAAAACTCTGGACTCATTCAAACGATTACTCATTATTTGCTACTTTCTCTAATTAGTGCTATTTCATCAACTTCAGTTTTGAAGCCTTTCCATTTCTCAAAGTTCAACCAAGCATCAGGCTCCAACATTTCCCTATTAGTCCGCGAAGCGGCAACAAGTAAATCTTCGCTAGCGTTCTTTAGGAGTGCTCTTGACCAAGCTTTGGCAACAACCTGTTCAGAAATGGTGCTATTTGGAAAATTACTCAAAAAATCAAAAAACACTTTGTTTTCTTTTTTAATATTTGTTTGTTTAATAGCGGTTTGGCGTGTATCGTGATTAACTGTTTGGCGTGTAGTCACGCTACCTGTTTCAGCGGTATCGGCGAAATCGTCATGCAAACGATATTTATTGGCTTTCATCATCCCCTGGCGAAATACGACAAGCAATTTACGCTTCTCCAAAACCTTTATGGCCTTATAGACAGTATCAATTCTTCTTATGCCAATTTCAGCTGCAATGCTCTTTTGTTCCAACCAAGGATTCGGGTAATGGTGAGCAATTTGAATGAGCACAAGTCTTTGAGCAAGAGTCAAATCTTTAGGTGCATGATCTAAACAATGTTTGACAGCGTCAAAACTAGTAGCAGGATGAGTCAATTTGTAGCCTTTCTTTCGGCTACTCACTGCTAAAATGAGAATGCCGATAGTTGAAGTATCGGTTGTGGAGTCAGTTTACCTTTGGACTGGCTCCACTTTTTATTGTAGTGGCAACCTTAGCATGCCTTTTGTTGTATTCTTGCATCTCAATTTGAGCCAGCAAAGTCTCTAAAGTATCAGCATTCTTCTTCCTAGGTTTCAACCCTGCAATATGTTTCAGGTTCACACAATCAGAATGCCCACATAAACGCTCTCCAGGGCGATACAGCTCACCAGAATCAGTTAGCGGCCTAAATAACGCATCAACTTCCCCAAAGTGCGGATAACACCAAATAAGCCCCAAAACAGGATGGTGATACCGGATGTTAGTAGAAGGAACTCGAACACAATCAGCACACAAATCCCAGTCATCAACATTACGAGACTTCCGCTTCTCAATAGTTGTCTTAGGGATACCTTGGCCACATTGAGCACAAGGAACATCTAGGATTCTTAGATCATCATCGTTGGAAGCGTTTGTCCGAGCCATAGAAAGTATCTAAGCACATAAAACGCGGAAACAGCAACTTATTTCACAAAAGACAACATAAAGTTTAGGCGAATCAACTGCTCATTAAGCCTGGAGAGAGTCTTAGCTCGAAGAATAGGGTCATCACGCAACACAACAACAAGTTCCCCTAACTCATCAATATGAGTGGAGAGCACTCTAATTTGTTGCAGCAACTCCAGCTGTGATTCCATCGGCCTTTCCTTTTATCTTCTCCAGAATAGCAGTGGAAGCCTTACCCTGTTTTGCTTCTAAATACAAGGAACGAAGCCCATCCAAATCATTTATGTTATTGAGTGCAGACTCCCAGTTACGGGCAGGTGCAACATCACGCTTGACTTTAGACATTTCTTCTCTAGTAGCACGCTTATCACCGGAATAACCTGCATTCGCTAATGCTCGACCAATAGCCGATGTTTCAGCGTTCTCAAGTGCAGAAGTCTTATTGGCCATTCCTGTTCCATCAATCTCGAAGGCAAGTCCGGTTGCTTTAGCCAGGTTCTTTTCCTGATCTGTGGAAGTCAAATAAACATAGGCTTGGACTACCCAAGTTGAAATCTGTCTATCCTGTGCCGAAGTAATGTTTCGGGTGATTAGTCTGCCATCAGGGTTGTCTTTGTAGAAGCGTGCGATACGCTCTGCAACTGTTTCATAATCTTGGAGGTTGAATTGAGCCATTTATAGTTCCGGCACTTTCTTCTCTAGCTGCAAAGTTTGTTCTTTGAGCGTTGCAACAATCTTCTCTAAATCAGAGAAATCAATATCAGGTCTCAGGTCTTTCAACATGGCAATCGTTCCATCCCAAATAATTCTTTGATGGTCTAATTGACTCCAAAACCAACCTTTTAAGTCCTTCTCGTTGTTATCAATAACTTCACTCATTCTCTTTATCTTTCTCTGTTGTTTGTTTCAGGTTTCGTTCTTTAGTTGCACAGGAATAACAGCGAGTCCCAGTTTGAGCACCATCAATACCTAAAATTAAGGCATCAACACCCGAATAAACTAGGCCTTCAGTAGTTTCACAGCTCAGACACTTAGCCACGCTATTTACCACTCTGATTCGGTAGAGCAAGAGCAAGCAGAATCCTTGCGAGACAGCTTTACCCATGCGGTAGCCAGAATAGCGACAACAGGGATAATGACAACACCAAAAGCCAAAATTAGGCCAGTGTAGTAAGGCAGATCAATAGTCATTTTATTTCTTCACTTTCTTGATAGTTAGATAAGGTGCATTATTGCCACGCTGAGACAGAGAGACAACAACTTGCCCATCTATTGTCCCATTCTTCGCCCCATTTAGAGCCGAAATAGTGCGAGACTTCATTTCTCGCAAATGTGTTTCAGCAGCATCAAAATCTGTTTGAGCGTTAATCAACTCGACACCTAGAGTGCCTAGTTCTTCATCTCTAGATTCGACACCAGGGGAAAGAGAACGAATCGTCTCATAAGTGGATTCCGAGCCATCCCAATCCGGCTGTTCATCGCTGAAGATTCTTGCCCTAAAGATTAGGACTCGCGTAAAGATTGCATCAAACTCGAAATCATCCCATTCGACAGAATACTCGTTATACCTACCTGCATTGACTACTGCGAAAACTGCTTTCTTGATACCAAAAACCCACATATACCAGATCACTTGAGCCCTGTAATGCTCAGGGACAGCATCCCAATAAGTGGCTGTATGTTTTATTTCCAGGATGTAAGGCGAACCTGTTTCGTCATAGCAGATTGCATCAGGGTTAGCGTGAGCCCAAAGATTCTCTGGATGGGCATAAGTTCCAACCTCGACAACTTTATGGTCAGGATGTTGCTCCTCATAAAGCGTTCTAATAGCAGGCTCGACAAGTTGCCCTAACCGCATAGCAGTATTAGGTTCAAAGCTCGAAGGAAGCCTGCCAGTTTTTTGAGCCCACAAAGTAACAGCAGAAGTAAACGGAGACAACCCTAGAATTGCCCCAATTTCCGACCCCGAAATGACACCCTTTTCATCTCTAAGAGCATGCCATTCCATAGAGTTATTCTCGAAATTACCTAAGAATATTGCGGATGTTTCTAAATTGTCTTTATTGGTATTGGTCATAAGTAAACTCTAGTTATGACTGCCGACAACTTTAGATTAGATCATGCGACCATCGAGCTGCATGAAGCGATTATGGATAATGGTGGAGTGGAATGCGAGCAAGTTCCCGATGTTTTCTTTCCAGAGGAATGGGCTACTAGAGGGGCTATGCAATCAACAAACATGTATAACCTGGCAATACAAACTGCTAGGCAAATCTGCATGCGTTGTCCGGTCATGGATAAGTGCCTAAGAGTTGGTATGGCAGAAGATTATGGTATTTGGGGTGGAACAACACCTAAACAGCGAAGGCAAATCAAGCGTGAGCAGGAACTCTAA